AGGAGATCATGCACGTCCCCGAGACAGGTCTTCAGTTGATCTATTCAGAGGGCAAAGTTCGTCTATTTGGCTGTAATGACGGTGAATTCAAGCCTGAGCTTAATGATGAGCATAGCGAATTTGTTTGGGCAACTATTGAGGATGCCCCCGAGCCCATATTTCCGAAAATTGATGGGGACGAAGAAAAAATTGCCGAAGCTGCTGAGGCGAATGCTTCGGCTATGGATAAGCGTGAATATGACACTAACGGCTGGTTTGAAGTAAAAGACAACCCGCTTTCAATGGTAGGTGTATTCCCTTATTCAGGTCGATCAATCTCTGCAGATTGCGACCCGGATCGTGTTTACATGGTTTATCGTCCAGCCGAGGAGCTCAACTCTACCGACTGTATAGATTCATTCAAATTAATCCCTTGGATTGACAATCACGTCATGCTTGGAAGCGAAGACGAAGGATTGACTCCTTCAGAGCAAAAGGGCGTACAGGGCGTTATCGGGCAGGACGTTTATTTCGATGGCGATACCCTAAAAGGGAATATCAAAGTATTTTCGGAGGCAATGGCTAATCTTATTGCCAATGGAAAAAAGGAATTGTCCTGCGGATACCGTTGCAGATATGAATACGCACCCGGCACTTATGACGGAATAAAGTATGATTATGTGCAACGGGATATTCGAGGCAATCATCTAGCCCTTGTCGAGAATGGACGCATGGGTCCCGATGTAGCAGTTTTAGACCATTTCACTTTCACAGTAGATAACAAGGAGTTTTTAAACATGGCTGAAGAAAACAAAGAAGTAGGTGGCGAGAAGCCTACTATGACTCTTGAGGAAGTTCACAAGTTCCTCGAAGAAGTTATGCCAAAACTGGCAAAAATTCAAGAATTGACAGGTCAATCGTTTGGTTCAGCAGGTTTAGAAGCCGTTGCTGACGAAGACACAGAAAAACCTGACGGTGACGAAGAAAAGCCGGGCGACATGATGGACGAAGAAGGTCCTGAGTATGGTGTTGGCGGTCAGAAAAAAGAAGAAAAAGAAGGTCAACGTGGTGAAGGTATGGACGCAGCAGCTATTGCTCGTACTGTCGAAGCTAAGTTGGCTAAAAAATCTAAGCTATACGACCAGTTGTCAACTCATATCGGTGCGTTTGACCATGCCGAAATGGACTTGGACAAGATGGCTAAGTATGGCTGCAAAAAGCTTGGCTTGGAAGCCCCTAAAGAGACTCGTGTAGTCGCTTTAGAAGCGTTCCTAAAAGGCAAGGGTGTTCCTAGTCGTGCTGCAATGGATTCCGCAGTTCGTAAGGGCAATTTCGTTCAACGTTTTTTAGAAGGTAAATAATCATGACTGCTGCGACTTTTCAATCCACAGTTAACGTCAATCTGGGATTTGGAGTTCCCGGTGAATTGATTGTTGACGGTCCTCAACGTGTAGATTCTTTGACCCTTGATTCCACTGGTGGAACTATCGGTTTAGCGTTTACAAAATCCAACTCTACTAACATTGCTACTCAAGGTGGCGTGGTAGGTACTGGCATTCTGTTTGCTGGTATTTTGGTTAACCCAAAATCCTACGCTTCTTATGGCGCAGTTGGTGGTGCTCCATTAGATCCAACCTTGTTCCTCGGTCCTAACACTCAGGGCGAGTTCATGACTATGGGTACTATTGTTGTGACTCTCGTAGGTGCTGCGAATATCGGTGATTTGGTTCAATACAACACAACCACTGGCGTTCTCTCCACTGTTGCTCCGGGTAGCTCTGCTACTACTGGCAACGCTTTGATTCCTAACTGCGTTGTATGGAATTACCCAACTAGCGGTACTGGCTTAGCAGCTATCCGTATCACTGATTAATAAGGACTGATATATGAACAAATCTATCGAACGCAGCTCACTTTCCCCTCGCCAAGTTGGTGTGGTGGTAATGTCAGCCGATGACGTATCCGATTACGCTGCACTCGGAGACCTCGGCATTAACTTCGGAGCTCAAAATCTGAAGGCAATGGCTAATTACGCAATGGATACCCAAAGCGATGTAAGCCAACCTTCGATCACGACTCCAGTTCAGTTTTTGCAAAACTGGCTTCCCGGCTTCGTTAAAGTAATCACTGCTGCTCGTAAAATTGACGAGCTCTGCGGTATTACTACAACTGGCTCTTGGGAAGATCAAGAGATCGTTCAAGGTCTCTTGGAGCCAATCGGTAATGCCGTTCCTTACGGTGATTACACAAACGTTCCTTTGGCTTCTTGGAATACCAACTTCGTTCGTAGAACTGTTGTCCGTTTTGAAAAGGGCATCAAAGTAGGTATGTTGGAAGAAGCTCGTGCAGCTCGTATCCGTATCAGCACTTCTGCTGAAAAACGTGCGTCTGCAGCATTGGCTCTCGAAATTCAACGTAACTTAGTTGGTTTCTACGGTTTCAACAACGGTAGCAACTTGACTTACGGTTTCTTGAATGATCCGGGCTTGCCAGCATACGTTACTGTTGCTGCGACTGGTACAGGTGGCTCAACATTGTGGTCTACAAAGACTTTCTTGCAAATCGTTGCTGACATTCGTGTTGCTGCAGCTCAGTTGCAAACTCAGTCTCAAGACACAATCAACCCTGAAGATGCAGAATTGACTTTGGCATTGCCAACCAATTCATACCAATATTTGTCAGTTACTTCTGACTTTGGTATCTCAGTTCGTGACTGGTTAAACAAAACCTATCCAAAACTGCGTGTAATTTCAGCTCCTCAGTTGAACTTGGCTAACGGTGGCGCAAACGTGTTCTACCTCTATGCTGAGCACGTTGAAGATGGCGCAAGCGATGACAGCCGTACATGGGTTCAAGTAGTCCCAGCTAAATTCCAAGCTCTAGGCGTGGAAAAAATGGCTAAGGCTTACGAAGAAGACTATGCCAACGCAACTGCTGGCGTATTGTTGAAGCGTCCTTACGCTGTTGTTCGTTACTCAGGCATTTAATAGATAGGGCGGTCTTATGGACTGCCCAATCTAGCTGATGTAAGATAGGATGGACGGGAGAAATCCCGTCTTTCTAAACATCAAAAAGGATAACGAAAATGGCTAAAAATTATGTGTTTTCAACACTAGCTAATGACCAAAACTATACAAATTGGATTGCTGGCGGTGCTGACGTTCCTATTAAGGGACATTCTGTTCTCATCAAGGGTGGGACAGGCGTAGCAAATGACCGATTGATTACCCCTTTGGGCGTATCAACAGAAGTTACTGATTATGACCTTGAGGAGCTTCAAAAGAATCCTTCCTTCAAGGCTCATGAAAAAGAGGGTTTTGTAACCGTAAAAGCCAAAAAAGTAGAGGCTGAAAAAGTGGCTGCGGACATGAACCTAAAAGATGAATCTGCTCCTTTAACTGACGCAGATTATCAAAAAGAAGACGCACCAAAAGTCGGAAATAACTAAAAATGACATCCATTACACCAACCTATGACGATGAGGCGTTTCGGAACCAGTTTCCTCAATTTGAGAATACGACACTGTTTCCACCTGCCCAGCTCGAAAGTTGGTGGACTATGGGTACAGCCTATATCAACATCGACAATAACTACCCTTGGAATTTCAAGTCCAAGCAGCTTCAGTTAGCAATCGATTTGATGGCTGCTCACTTGGCAGCGTCTTTTAGTCTTATCAATAGCGGGGTTCCCGTTGTTGTCGTTCAAGGCTCTGCAGAAGGATCTGTCAACGTTTCTTTAGTGCCTCCTCCAGCTAAAACTGCTTTCGGCTGGTGGCTGGCAACTACTCCTTACGGCAACCAGTTAAGGGCTCTATTGAGAGTGGTCGCTAACGTAGGTTTATACATTGGTGGCAGTCCTGAAAATCAAGGATTTCGTAGGGCTGGCGGGTTATTTGGATGAAACAACTCAACCTCGACAAGATCAAGATTGCGCTAGAGCGTGTTCCTGAAGAATTCGAGGGCATGGTAGCCCAAATTGGATTCCCTTCGGGGATCAACTACGAAGACGGCACTTCCGTTGCTTATGTAGCAGCAATACAAGAATTTGGAGCTCCGGCAGTTGGAATTCCTGCTCGTCCTTTTATTCAACCAACTGTCAAAGAAAAAAAAGACACTTGGACCAAAACTATTGAAAAAAGCATTCCCAAGGTAGTTCTTGGGAAAATGACTGCTTTTGACGTTTTGGATTTGGTGGGAATTCAAGCTGCTGCGGATATTCAAACAAAGATTTCAACTATTTATTCACCTCCTAATGCGCCAGCAACAATCAGGAGAAAAGGTTCATCCAAGCCATTGATTGATACTGGGCTTATGCTTGCATCGGTTCAAAATGCGGTCAATAAAACTGGGTCAGAATTTACTGGGAAAGGCTCGTAATGTTTAATGTTAGAGCTCTTGCCAACAAGAATATTCAGATCACAAACAAAAACCAACAAATCAACTGGATACAGTCAAACGGTTATGTGACCGATGACGCAGGGAAACGCACCCCTAAGACCATAACTTTGACAGTTGATGCTCAGGTACAAGCTTTAAGTGCAACCGATTTAAAGCATATTGACGGGCTTAATATTACGGGTGTAATGCGGTCCGTTTATATGTATGGCAATGCTGCTGGCGTAATCAGGGCAGATCAGCTCGGAGGCGATATTTTGGTTTTCCCTGAAGTGCCGGGTGGCTGCAATCGTAACTGGCTTATTACTCAAGTCATGGAAACATGGTCCGATTGGTCTCATGTAATTGTTACCCTTCAGGACGATTAATCATGTCAGCAATTTTAGATATTAATGACCAAGACGTATTTCGAGCGTTAGTGGTCTTTTTTAACTCTTTTTTACCTGCGGGTACTGAAGTGGTTCAAGCTCAAGATAATAGAGTCCCAATGCCTAAAACTGGCTTTGTGACCATGAACAATACGGGAATGAATCGTCTATCATTTAACGTTGATAGTTATGATTCGCTTTCACAGGGAAAGTTTATCCTTACCCCAACCCAATATTCAATGCAGCTAGATTTTTATGGTCCAAATTCACAGACTTGGGCTATGCAAACTATGGCATTGTTTCGAGATGAGTATGCAACGGAGATTTTCCCGCCAAATATTCAGCCGTTGTATGCGGACGATCCAGTCCAAATTCCGCTTATTGATGGGGAAGCCCAATATGAGCAACGCTGGAAATTGGTAGCGAGTTTACAATACAACCCAATCCTTTCAACGACACAGCAATCCATGATTGCAGTAGATATTGAACTTGCTCCAATCGATCAGACATTTAACCCCTAGGAGAATTTATGAGTACCATTCCTTTTTCGCAAGTAGTCCAAGTCGTACCGTCAGTTTTATCGGCTAATGGTGTAGCAGTTGACCTAAACGGTCTCGTGCTTACTCAAAATGCTGCTGCTCCTTACGGTTCAATCCTTACATTCGCAAACGCTGCTGGCGTTCAGTCTTATTTCGGTGCGAACTCCACAGAAGCTGCGATTGCAAACATTTATTTCAATGGATATGACGGTGGCACTCAGCTTCCCGGAACTCTGTTGATGACTCGTTATCCTGAGACAGCTATTGCTGGCTGGTTAACAGGTGGATCTTTGGCAAATATGACCCTTGGTCAGTTGCAAGCTTTGACTGGTACTTTGTCGATTACTGTTGCTGGCGTTGTTAAAACCTCCGGCACAATCAATTTGACTAGCGCAACCAGCTTTAGCAATGCTGCCACAATCATTCAAGCTGCCTTTACAACTCCCGGTTTCACAGTAACTTATAGCTCACAAAGCTCGTCTTTCGTATTTACAACAAATACGACTGGCGCAACTCAAACTATGAGCTATGCAGCTACTGGCACGTTGGCAACTGCATTGATGCTGACTCAAGCAACTGGCGCAATTTTGTCTCAAGGTGCTGACGCAGCAACTCCTGCCTCATTCATGGCTGGTATTTTGACTCAGAATCAAAACTGGGCAACATTCATGACTGCTTGGGAAGCTCAACTGTCTGAAAAAGAAGCTTTTGCACAATGGAGCAATTCTGCTGCACCACGTTGGTTATATGTTTGCCAAGACTCCGATCCTAATGTTTTGATTGCTTCTAGCACCACTACATTCGGTGATTATTTGCAAGTTAACCAACTGATCGGTAGTTGCCCTATTTTTGGTGATTACACTCATGCAGCGTTTGTTTGTGGATTTGCAGCCTCATTGAACTTTAATCGTCTCAATGGACGTGCAACTCTTGACTTCAAATCACAATCAGGTCTTGTCCCTTCAGTAACAACTTCAACTCAATACGCTGCGGTTCTTGCTAACGGATACAACGCTTACGGTGCTTGGGGTTCAAACAATCCAGCTAACAACGCTAACTGGTTCTTCCCCGGATCTGTTTCAGGCAAGTGGTTATGGGCTGATACCTATTTGAATCAAATTTGGCTCAATGCAAACTTGCAGTTGGCTATGGTTAACTTGTTGACTTCTGTTGGCGCAGTTCCTTACAACTCACAAGGTAACGGTTTGATCTACTCTGCTGCTCTTGATCCAATCAATGCTGGTTTAAACTTTGGCGCAATTCGTGCTGGTATCAACGTTTCTGCTGCTCAAGCTGCTGAAATTCAGTATGCTTTAGGCTTTAACGCTGCTCCTACTATTGCTTCTCAAGGCTTCTACTTGCAGATTCTTCCAGCTACTGCTCAGACTCGTGCTGCTCGTCAGTCTCCTCCAATCACCTTGTATTACCAAGATGGTGAGGCAGTTCAGCAAATCGTTATGGCTTCTATTGCAATTCAATAAGGATAAATTATGTCAACAATAACCTCAGCAAATTCGGTCCTTTCATTAGCGATCAATAACTACTTCCCAGTTCCTCAAGTAATCCAAGGCTATGCAGTGGATGATGCTTTTGAAGGTGAAGCCGTTCAACAGTCAGAAATCTTGATGGGCGTAGATGGTAAATTGAGCGCAGGTAAGGTATTTGTACCTTACAAGATGACCATTCACCTTCAAGCAGATAGCCCAAGCGTTTTCTTATTTGACGCATGGCGCAACGCTCAAGATGCTGCTGTCGATGTATTTTCAGCAAGTGGATCCATTACCCTGCCTTCAACAAGTATGGTATATACTTTGCAAAACGGCTATTTAACTTCAGCGACTCCGTTCCCTGCAGTTAAAAAGACATTGCAACCACTCGTTTATGAGATTACTTGGCAGCGCATTATTGGCGGTCAAATTTAACATGGCAGCGATATAAAACATGGCACGAAAAGAGTCGACATTCGTAGCGGACGCAGGACGTGATAAGGGCAAGCAATTCCTTATCACTGAAATGTCTGCCTCACAAGCTGAGAGCTGGGCTTTCAGGGTAATTCTCGCTATCGGCAATGCTGGTATTGAGATCCCGGATAACCTAGCTGCTCAGGGAATGGCGGGTCTTATGGCGGTGGGCTATATGAACCTTCTCAAGATTCCATTCGAGGCTGCAAAGCCTCTTTTGGACGAAATGATGGGGTGTGTTCAGATAGTCCCGTCTCCTAATGTCAAACGTCCTTTGATTGAAGATGACATAGAGGAAGTCAAGACTCGACTCATGTTGCGTAAAGCAATTTGGGATCTGCATATGGATTTTTTTTTAGACGCAGACAAGTCGACTTCGGAGTCAGAAGCGCAAGCACAAGCAACAATCGGCTCGTTGAGTATCAAGCCACCCCGCAAACGATAGCAACAGTAGTCTCGTCAAGACTGGCTACCCTCCATGAACTTGATACTGTCTATGGTGTTGAGGATATGTGGATACTCCTTGAGATTCATGCTGTTGATCGGCATAATGCTTATATAGTGAGTCAAAAATAATGGCAACGGTCATAGACAGTTTATTAATTGAACTTGGATTAGATACATCCAAGTTTGACGCATCGCAAAAAAAGTCCGTAGACGAGCTTCGCAAGTTTGACGAGCAAGCCCAAAAGACTTCTAAAAATACCCAGCAAGG